GAGCGGCTCTATTAGGTGCCACCCAGTTTTATGTTAATGCCTCAACAACAAATAGTGGTGGTGCTGGTGGTGCTGGTGTTTGTATTGTTAGCTGGTTCGAATAAAAGGAATTCCTATGTCAAAACGATTCGCTCAAGTACAAAATAATATCATCACAAATATCATTATGGTGGATGATGACTTCATTGATGCATCAGGAATTATGCTTACCGAAACCCAACCTGCAAATATTGGTTGGGAGGTGGTGAATGGAAGTATTAAATTTCCAGAGTCTCCTGTAGTGGTCGAGCCACCTCCTCCACCTCAAACTGTGTTTACCAAATATCAATTCAGATCCAGATTCACTCTGGCAGAATTGGTCGCTATCGATAACTTTGCCTCAAGTACCACACTCAGTGATGTTCACAAAGCAACACTGAATACCATCACCAAGAACTTTGATGTGGCAGATTCTATTGATGTCACAAACTCCGCAACCATTCAGGGTGTGGAATACTTAGTAACAGCAGGTCTACTCACTCAGGATCGAGCCACCGAAATCCTGAAATAAATACTGACATATGATCTATGTCGGCATTGATTACTCTCTAACCTCTCCAGCAGTATGTGTCTTTAATGATACTGCTGGGGATTTTTGTTTTAAGAACTGCAACTTCACAGTGTTAACAGATAAGAAGATTGCTCATAGTCTGAAGAACGTCTTCCTGTATCCTCATAAACCCTGGACCAATCCCAACGAACGATATCATAACATCGCCACCGAGTTGCTTATGAGTATTGATATTGGATTCGGATACGGGAATTATCGAATCTGCATCGAAGACTATTCTATGGGCAGCAAAGGCAAGGTGTTCCACATTGCAGAAAATACTCAGGTGTTACAGTATCTTCTCTGGACAACTGGCCAGCCATATTTCAAGATTCCTCCTACTGTGTTGAAGAAGTTTGCCACAGGCAAAGGTAACTCCAATAAACAGCAGATGTATGATGCCTTTGCAGAACAAGAAGGTGTGGATCTGATTGCAGCACTAGGAAGAAAGAACTGCGACTCTCCTGTGTCTGATATCGTGGATGCATTCTTTCTGTGCCAGAACGCCATAAATACTCCTGTATGAAATCATTCAAAGAATTTTCCGAAGGTCTAGCGTATCACCTAGAAAATAAAATTCCTCTGGCAGAACAGGTGTACAGATATGGATCTAAATCTCACTTCGACCTTATCAACGAGGCTCGACTGCATCAGGATGTGCTTACTCTGTCAGAAACAGATAAGGAAATTCTGGCAACGGATATTGGAACGTTTGCAATATACGAGGGAGTTGAGGTACCTCTGGACTTTCCTATGTTAGCCGAAGCCGAATACCACGGCAAGAAAGTTGACTTGGATAAACCCAAACGTGGCGGAACAAAAAAATATTACGTATACACTAAGAATGCCAAGGGTAATATCATCAAGATTGCTTTTGGTGATACCTCAGGACTGAAAGAAAAGATTGGTGATCCTAAGGCAAGAAAGTCATTTGCTGCTCGTCATCAATGTCATCTAAAAAATGATAAGACAACTGCTGGGTACTGGTCGTGTCGTCTTCCTCATTTTGCAAAGAGTCTGGACCTCGTCGGGGGCGGACAATTTTTTTGGTAAACACTATGACACCATATAATGATACTGAACATAAGTCAGGTTCTTTCGTAAGAATCTTTTCCGAGGATGTAGATGAGATGGAACTCCACTGGCATCGTGATAGGAATGACAGAACCTTTACAGTAGAAGCTGGAGTCGGCTGGAAATTTCAGATCGACGATTATCTTCCGATGGATCTGGTGCAGGGAAACTCATACTTCATTGGTAAGGATATCTTTCATCGTCTGTGGCGTGGTACAGATCAGTTGAAGATCAGAATCACCGAGAGCTAAATATTGTTATGGCATTCGTTCCCAGCACCCTAGATCTTGCGCTACCCTCGCTTTTCAAACTTGCGTTCTCAAAAATTCCCAACGTGGAGTATACAGCGCATTCTTTATCTGTGCCTGGGATTACTCTGCCAGAGATTCGAGTTCCTACGCCGCTCCTGAACTATCCAACCTTTGGTGATAAGTTGAACTTCGATCCGTTCACCATTAACTTCTTGGTGCAGTCTGATCTCAGTAACTATGTGGAAATCCAAAATTGGATGACAGGATTAGGTAAGCCCCAGAGTACAGAACAGCACAGACTATACAAGGCCACCAACACACTGGTCTCTGATGCTACTCTGTTGATTCTATCCAACAAATATAATCCATTGCAGATCATCAGGTTCAAGGATTGTTTTCCGACTGCCTTGGGTGCGCTGAGTTATGATTCTCAGATCACCGCAGCCACTCCATTGACATGTGATGCCACATTTGCATATAGTTTTTATACGATAGAGAGTGTTATTTAATATGAAATCATTCAAAGAGTATATGAAAGTGATGGAGGCCGAGCGAGAAAAGCCTCAGATCTATATAGATTTAGATGGAGTTCTTGCTGACTTCTTTGGTGAACTCTGGAATATGTATCAGGAAAATAATAAAAAGGAAGATGCCTGGGAGGATCTGAAACGAGACCTTTCTCCTGCCGAGCAAAACAAGCTTGTCCAGTCTATCGAGAATCCTATAGACTTCTTTGCCAACCTTGATGTGTTGGAAGGAGGTAAGATTCTGATTGACTGGCTCAAGAAGAATAATATACCTTTCAGTATCCTGTCGGCTCCGCTGAAAGGTGATAAGAAATCTGATTCAATCGAAGGTAAGAGGGAATGGCTGAAGCAACATGGTCTTGGATCGGTTCCGGCAATCTTCACTTCGGATAAACAGGACTATGCAATGTCCAATGGAGTCTCCAATATTCTGATTGATGACTTCGGAAAGAACATCACAGCCTGGAAAAAACAAGGTGGCATTGGCATTAAGTATGATGATGCGAATGATGTCATCGGTCAGTTACATCAAATCTTAGGAGTCCAGTAATGTTATCGTTCAAACAGTTTCTAACAGAATCCACCGAAGGTGAAGATAAATGGGTTAAATACTTCAAATCTAAGGATGGTGTACAAACAACCATAAAAGGGTCCCCCAAGTATTTTGATGCCCAGGGTAAACTTTTAGGAACTTTAGAACCAGGCACACCAGTAACCTATGTTGATAATAGAAAGTCTTGGTTGAAGGGATTGTATCTCAACAGTCATGAAGTCAAGTTGGATGATGGAAAGCAAGTCTATGTTGCATTTAACAATATCAATAAGCCAGGCAGCAAAGCTACAGAAAAAGAACTCAGTGGTCTTAAACCTTCTGATTTTCTAGAAAAGTTTACGAACCTAACTCCGCAAACAATTCTTGCTCAGGTTCAAAAAAAATTCGGTAAAGATAGTGTACTATCAACAGCCACACAAGAAACTATTAAATTTGGATATCCTAAGACTCCTATTGTTCTTGATGGGCTGAGTGAAGCCGCACTCACAAATTATTTCTGTGAAGTCCTACATCCTATTGCTATTATTAATGGTACTGTTACAGGTAATGCTGAAGCAGGGATTAATGCGATTGCTGGTACGGAATCAACAAAAGGATTCTTGATTAATTTCTCTACTGGTGTAACAACTGGATTGTATGACTCGTATTTGACTCAGGGTAATTCTAGAATCAACTTATCTTCTAAGTTTGGATCAGCAACACAATCAGCCAAGGCTAGTGTGACTAATCTTTTTGCATTGTACCAGAATATAAAGAACCCCGAGATCATCAATAAGTATAAGATAGAACTTGGTATTCTAGAAACTATTCAAACCGACACAGCAGATTCTGCTCCGTTGAAGCTTGCTGTTAATTTTAACATTATCACTACCAAAGACATGTCTATTATTCTGAAATTGAAAGATGCTCCTGACACGAAACTCACCAAAACCCTTAGCATTATGAGAGATTCTATGGTTCCTGGAAAAGACAGTACTCCTGTCCAGTATTACTGGGTGATTGCTGGTGTGGCCAAGGCTGTGTGTAATTACATAAACACCAAAACAAAATTTAGTACATTCGCCAGTCTGCTGCTCAATGGTTCTGTCATTCAGGTCTATACCAAAGTTGTTAGCAGGAACAATACATTAATATTCAAACCATTCGACACTAAGTGGCCTGATGATGCAGTAACTAATGTGATGATTGAATCAGGAACCCGATACAAGACAAATCGGATTGATGGTAAGATGGGATTTGTTGTTAAGAGTAAAGTCTAATCTGCCAAATATTTCTTAGCAAGCACGATCCCGTGTTGTGCAAAAAGAGGTCGCCATTCGAAGAACTTAGGACCATGAGTCATTCGTTGGTGTCTTGTGAACTCATAGACATGAATCATCTCATGAGCAAGAATGTTGATAAACAATTCCCGATCTCTGAATGCCGGACGAAGCTTCACTACCAGAGCATCCCTAGATCGAATCCACATACAAATGCCCAGAGCACCTTTCATAAATCCCATTTGGAATTCTATGTCAGTGGATCTGGGCAATATCCCATCGAAGATATTCTTATTCAATATCGAATAATTCAACCGAATCGATCTAAGGGTGGGTTGATACACACTACATTCTATTACAGAATACTTCTAGCTTATTCTCATCGGACCAACTCTTACAGTAGTCATTGTCATCATCACAAATAGACAAAACATCTTTCTCGGAAAGAATCTTATAGTCCACGATGAGTTCGCCAATATGTTTCTGTGAGAACTCATCAGCTTCCTCCATCACGACACTATCCATTGCCCATTCTGGATGATCCTCAGGCGTCTCAATCATATAACGATGGCGCATGGTGGAGATTGTCTCGACCATTACCCAGACTTTTTTTTCACTTGTGGTTGTCATAATTTAATATTTTTTCTTTCCCAAACTGTACTTAGTCACCAGCATCCATTCATCCTTCTCAGAGAAGGGCAGGATTTTGATCTTGTTGTAGCTGCAAAAGGTGGTCATTGTAGAAGGATAGGAGTATATATCCTTTCCTGTCTCATCGGTTGCCATAAATCTGGAACCCACAATCGTACACAGTCCCCATTCCTGAAGCAGACGAGCAATAGAATTCCGACGTGCAATATCACTGTCGTCGATTGTATGAGGTCTGCCATCTAACCAGAACAGTTCCTTGAAGTGGACGATGTAATATTTTCCCTTCTTGTGAAGAACATGACATGACTGATAAAGCTTCTTATCTCTGTTTGAGGAGATTCCCACTCGGGTGAGAGTCTCCTTTATCTTGAGGAAGCTGTCGTTATCAGGCAGTTCAATTTCAATAAAGGTTGATACAATGTCGTCTGGGTTCATAATATTTCTCTGTTCCTAAGGTATTATTTAGTCGGAAGAGAAATTTACTTTCTGATCCCTCCTCGGTCTAATGATTCTTTCATTAGATGAAGAGATTCTTTTGAGATCAAGGGCATCATCTCTTTGGCTTTCTTTGTGCTGATGCTATAATAATCTTTGATCACCACCGCATCAGGATCTACCTTTACTTTCAGCCAGGGGCTGTATCGATTCTTCTTCCTCACCGAATGTAACAGATACTTGTATTGTAATACTTTTGGAATGGCGGATCTCTGATTCATCTCATTCACCTGAAGAATTGTATCAGGATAGAAAGACATTGCTCGATTTACCACCCATGCAGGATAGTCAGACTCATTAAATGAATCGATGAGGTCAGCATCCTTGGTGAGGTTGATGGACTTCAGGATGTCCTTGAGTTCTGGCATGGTTGTCCTTTCTCAATACAGTATCTGATTAGTGTTGGTAAATCGGTATCGAGTACATGCAAATCAAAGTTCCTATTAAAAATCGCATTAGGATTCTTTAAGTAGACGAACACATCGTCGGGATCACGAACTTCAATCCTACCACATACTAGACACTGTCTCTGTTCGAGTTCTGCTGAATCAGAATCATCATAACTATTCGAATATGCATAGCTTCTGCTGTGGGGTACGATTACAATCACATGATCATGTTTACACCGAGACATCAATTCCTGACGAGCTTGAGTTAGTTTTTGGTGCATCAAGTCAGTCTCAGCTATACACTTCCTGATATCATCACCCAAACTGATTGTATCTAAATCGATTAGCATATTATTTCCACACACAGTCTGACATGATCAGGATAAACATAGCCGACAGATTGATTTCGGCATCAGCAACAAATGCTGACTTGTACTGATAGTCAGCCAGATGAATGATACACTGAGGAATAGATCCGGGTTCCATCACATCTTCCATCGAATCAAACACCATCCGAATAATATCATCGGGTGAGTTATCCAGATTCTCATTGACCCACTTTCTCATTGCAGGAAAGTCTTTCTTCTTCAGAGACTCAACCAGTCCCTTCACAGAAAGATTCTGAATCGCCGACAAAAGACCAGCATCGATCTTTCCATTGACTGTTGCATACCGCTGAAACTCAGAGAGGGTCTTGCGGAAGTCAGGAAAGAACTTCATAATGACTTCCGCAACAACCTTCTGCTCGAACTCAATTCCCTCAGTCTTCAGAATATTATTGATGCGTTTCATTAACGCAGCGGCAAGTTTGCTTTTCTGAGAAGATGGGATACTGAATTCGAATGTGGTAAGACGGGACTCGCTCAGTGCAGGAATGATCTTCTTCTTGAAGTTGCAGGTCAGAATAAACCTACAACCCTTGGAGAACTCTTCCATAAAGTTGCGGAGTCCGGCCTGAGTCTCAGGAGTAAGATAGTCTGCTTCATCGATGATAACGATCTTCAGACCACCAGACATTGATACGGTCGATGCATAGGACTTAATTTTGGTCCTTAGTACATCGATACCTCGCTCCTCTGAACCGTTGATGATAATCATATCACAGTTCAGTTCATTACACAGAGCCTTGGCGATTGTAGTCTTCCCCATACCTGGCTTGCCACATAGTAGCATATTCGGAATGTCGTTGAGTTCAACGAACTTCTTGAATGTCTTTTTCAGATCATCAGGAAGAATACAATCATCAATTTTCTGAGGACGGTAGAGTTCCGTCCAGAGTGTGTTACTAATCATATTATAGATCCTCATCACTGTATACTGTTATAATACATCCGAGCTTAGGCAGATCATCACCAGAACAAGACCAAGAATGATCGCTAGAGAATCTACCCACAGACCCAGACCAAGACCCAGACCAACCATCAGATCCCGATTCAGATCTGGACCAAGAATCAGTTCCAGACTTGGTACTACACCAAGACCTAGATCCAGACCCAGACTGAGAATCAGACCACTCCCCACCAGAATTCGACCACACCATTCTGTTATATCTTGAGGTCTTTGTCATATATTATTTTCCAGATTTAGACCAAGACCCAGACTCAGACCAAGACCTAGACTCAGACCCAGACCAAGACTCAGCCCCAGACCAAGACCCAGACCAAGACCAAGACCAAGACCAAGACCCAGACCTAGACCAATACCCAGACCAAGACTCAGACCCAGACCTAGACCAAGACCTAGACTGAGACCAAGACCACACCCCTCGTTTGTATCTTGATTTCTTTGTCATATATTAAAACCTAGACCTAGACCAAGACCCAGACCAAGACCAAGACCCAGACCAAGACCCAGACCAAGACCCAGACCAAGACCAAGACCAAGACCTAGACCCAGACCAAGACCCAGACCTAGACCAAGACCTAGACTCAGACCCAGACCTAGACCACACCCCTCGTTTGTATCTGGAGTTCTTTATCATATCTATTCAAAGGATGAGTCTGATTCGATAGCAATATAATACTTAACAGGATTACTCTTGGCTGTGAATAAGGCAACTCCCTTGGATGATAGAGTTACGGTGTAGTCATCTTCGATCACCTTGAGATTCGGGATCTTGAGATACACCTTGAATCCACCGGAAGACTTTCCTTCTACTTCAAAGGAACATGAGTGAGAAGTAGGATTGCTCTTGTCGAGCACAGTGAGTTCCAATTCACCATCCTGCTTTGTGATGAGAAGATCTTCCACGGAAAGAACCTGTGATGTCTTCTGAAGACTCTTGATGGTAGCGACAGGAAGTTCGAAGGTGGCTTCCGAGGAAGTGATTGTAATCCGTTTGGTAGGAGTCACAATACGAGAAGGATCGGTGAAGAAATACTTCAGGGTGTTCTTACCATCCTTGACTTCCATATACTTCTCTTTGAAAAGAAGATCCGGATCTTTCGCCAAGGATTCTACTCCCATTAGCTGACGAACATCATAGATTCCAAACGTCTGAGGAAAGGAATCAGTAACAATTGCTTCGGCCAGAATCGTCTTGTTCTCTGGCATAACTCGAATCTCATTACCTTCAGTGAAGACCATCGAGTTATTAATGGTTGAGAAGTTGTTCAGGACTACTTTTGTGAAAGGACTTAGCTTCATGATATCTCCATATTAATATTATACTACATCAGGCACTCAAAGTAAAGCTACCGATCAATTCTTTTGGAGAATACTCCGGGAAAATTGGCTTCCATAAATTTCTTATTGATCTTACCGTATGAAAGTTTCTTGTTGAGAACATCCTTTAGCAACTTAACTTCTTCCTGATGTAATGCCTCAAAGAGCAAACTCAGTTTGGCTTTCTTCTTGTCGATTGACAGAGGAGAGGCATTGGAGAAGATGTAGAGTCGCCGACACTCTTTGTCTAAATTCGAATCTACAATTCCTTTCAAGCCTCGTGCTGCCTGAGATTCCTTGTATGTCACATCAGAGTAATCAGGAAAGATTACATCCGGATTGAACACAGCAGCAAGAAGAATCTGAAGTGAGGGTCGAAGCTTGCCTCGAAGAAACTCTGCTCGGGCATTCTGATCGGACAAGGTATTGGCTTCGTCCAGGATTTCTGCGGGGGATGACATATACATAATCTAAAATTCTCCGTTCCAATTTAGTAACATATTCAGTCTGTTACGTTGCAGATATTTATTGACCTTCTCCTGAGATCCGATAACAGGTTTCTCAAATGCCAGGAGAATCTGTCCCTTGATCTCCATCGGAATACAATCAAAGTTGATCAAACGATTGTTACGATCATACCTCTTATAGCAACTCGTGTCGCTTTTGTATTCATTGAAGGCTTCAAGAAACTTGCTAGTGATTCGATTCTGTCGTCTACCAGCGACAAAGGTGTCGTCCTCCGAAAGAATATTAGGAATACCATCACCCGAATCTCCATATATAATCTTTTCTTCAAGGAAGCTTACGGGATCAGGTTCAATCATAAACATCTTCTGTACCGGAGAATACTGGGTCACATTCCGGTACCGCTGAAGTTGAAGGAAGTCCTTATCACCAGAGATGATGAGAACCCTTTCTTTGGATACCGAGCTAATCACAGCAATGATATCATCGGCCTCGCAGTGAGGTACCACCATAAACTTGTAGGGAAGATTTTCCTGAATCTCATCCTTGAGTTTATTCAAGACCTTGTGAATCTGGTTCCAATCAATATCAGAATTTTCTCTGGCCTTCTTTCGATTGGCCTTGTAGTTCGGGAAGATATCCTTTCTCCAATACGAGTGAGCATCAGAGCAAAGAATAACATCACCATACTCTGCCGAGAATCGAGTCTTGAAGGATCTAATGGCAGTCAGGATCATATGGCGAAGGAAGTCCTCTTCGATTACAGAGGACTTCCTGACATTGAGGGACTGCATCATATTGGAGAGTACAATCTGATTGAGATCTATTAGTATCATATTATGTACTTTGATTGTGTGGATCAGGAACGCATCCATTGTGGTGATACATATGGTCTAATAGATTTTCGATCTCTGTGATCGAATCGAATTGCGAGGCAGACACGCTGACGGTGATTCCAACTTCATATGGTAGATATAGGATCGCTTCGAATGTGGCACCATTAGGATGATTGTATCTTGAGCAGTCGTAGAAATACACATCAATGAAATATAGTTTGGTAGCAAATCCCTCCCAAACTATTTTCTGGTAGAATGCATCAGCATTTTTAATTTCGCCAACACCACGGTAAAATTTGTATCCGGCGGCGAGCAACATATCTTCAGTAATATTCATTAGATCCTCGATTTCCAACAGTTACAAACCAGTATATCTATAGGGGCATCCGGGAAATTGATGGCACACCAATTATCATGCGGAGCGTCTAATACAGCCTCTCGGAGTTTCGCCAGAAGCGGCCAAATATATCTGGGTTCCCACTGATTTTCTAAATCCATCTCAGGGAGGAGGTCTATTTGCTGCTGTGTCATAATATATCCTTTGTGGTGGGTCCTGCTGGACTCGAACCAGCACTCTTTCCGTTATGAGCAGACCGCTTCGCCTTTAAGCTAAGGACCCAAATCTTAATTACGAATCCATATATTTTGAGTGCATATAAGACTGCTTCGAATCCAGACTATCAATCATCAGGAACTCCTGATATCCTGCCGGATCAAAGTTCTTCTGTGTCATAATAGCAACTTCCTTTGACACAAAGGCAGTGTCCTCTGTCAGATACGGATGAGAGAAACCTTGACTCATTTTCTCCCAGCTATTTTCAATCAGGTACAGTACAGTCTTATCGTGCTTCGTTGTGATTTTCATGGTTACTTAATTGCCCGCAGAATTACGGTGTCCGTGTTAATCCTTCCAGTTGGTGTGATGTCATTGGTAGTTAGATTGCCTAGAACTTTCTTCAGAGGAATCTTTCCCATCGAAGGAATAAGAGGCACCAGAGATTCTGGCTTTCGAACTTTCTTACCAACAGACGCATCAGAAATATTTAGTAGAGTACTACCCTTGACAGACAATCCAGAATCAGAAACGTAATTGGTCAGGATACGATATTTGGTATTGTACACCCAGAGGGAAGTTGCTCCGACGATCTCTTTCGGATCAACCGAAGTCAACTTCAGTTCCTCGAAAGACTGCAAGTACTTGAGAGACTTGACCAGTTTGTCTGGTGTCTTCGCCTTGGTCTTCCGAGGACCGCTGGGTTTGCGAGACGCCTTCTCAACTTTGGTAGAGAGTATACCAGAGAGAAAGGCCAGGAAGTCTCGCTTCTTCCGGTTGGTAAGATAAGAGTATGCCTCAGCCAGATCAGGATCGCTGGAGGAAAGCACTACCTCATCATACAACTTTTGAACTCGTCGCTGAATCGTAGCCTGAATGTCAGACGTGAGAGTGGGATTGCGTTTGGTCCACTGGCCCATATCAAACTTAGAGACACAGTTGTTCTGAATACAAAAATCAATCTGCTCGTCAATCTGACTCACAAGATCATTGGCATTTTGAATCGCCAGAAGACTCTTCTTGCGAGACTTCTTCTCTGCGGCAGAGTCAATCTGCAACTTAGCAAGGCATCCTGCGGCCAGCAACTCGGCCTCAAACTCTTCAAGTTTATTCCCGACCTGAGGAAGCTGACATCCTCGCATCCAGATCCGAGCCAGAGTTCCTGCCTGGACAAATTGATTGTCAGGCAGAGACTCAATCAGCTTCAGATTTCCCGTCTTGATTGAAGAAGGACTCTCATAGTATTTCAAGAACCACTTCTTCTTCTCTTCTTTCGTGTGGGCCTGGGAGTAATAGTCCAGGAGATTAGCCAGACTAGTATCAGAAGGAGACGGCTCCTTACCATACATGGCTTCAGTCACATTAGCGATTCGACTCATATTATTATTATACCGTATCAGAGTTCAGAAGTCAAGGACTATTTTATGCGGACCAATCATCATTGATGAAGTGGCTCTCGGAATGAAACCATGTGAATGTCGCTCGTGCGACTTCGGTCAGGATGCCACGAGTGAGGCGACGATCCAGGATGTTCTTCCAGTCATCGATGTGGAATTCGGCGTCGGCCAGTTCTGGGCAGTCGATCATATATGTATATGGTTC